CGAGCTGCTCGAGCGCGGTCTGCGGCCGCGCCGCCTGCTCACACCACGCATGCACGGCCCGCGCACGCGTAATGAACGAGATCAGGTGCGCGTCGCCGGCGCTCGCCAGGCACGCCCAGGCCGCCAGCAGAAGATCGGTCGCGTGCTCCGCCATGGTCTCGCCGCTATGTCCATCCTCGATGGCCAGAGCGATCGCGGCCTTGCCGAGCTTGTTCGCGCGCGTGAGCCGCAGCAGAAAGTCCGCAGGCCGCGCCGCGAGCGTGGGCGAGGGCTTGGTGGCGCGCTCCTGCCCGTAGTCGACGAGCACGCCGCTCATCTGCGTCGCGTAGTCCTTGGTCGTAACCACACGCGGACCACCGCTCCGGGGCAGCCCCAGTTCTGCGCGAATCTCGTCGTGCACGGCCTTGGCCATCGTCTCGGCCTGGAGCTTCGTTTTGGTCGGCCCAAAGGGCGTGAGCGTCTTGTCGGCGACGGTCGTGTGCACCATCCAACCGCCGCCGCTGAGCACGTCTTGCTCCACGCGCACGCTGAACCCCACGACCTCGAGGAGCGCCGCCTCGGCCTCCTCACGCGTGACGAACGGCCCCCGCCGATCGATCGGCTTGCCGACTGGCTCGCCCACTGCCCACCACTTGTCCTCGCGCCGCTCGACGCGCAGGTTGGAATGATCTGGCTTCATCGTGCCCCCATCCGCGAGCTATAGCGCAGGCGGGTTATGCATTGCGAGGGGCAATCGCACCTAATACTCGGTTGAGCCCAGCAGGCACCGGCCCTCTTTTGCGATCCACTCGGCGGCCGTGAGCGTGGTCTTGCTGCCATCCTCATCGAGTGTCAGTGGCTTGTCGTCGGGCAACTGCTCGGTGATTTGTGTGTCGTCGTCGATCAGCTGCTCCAGCGTGTAACCGTAGTGCTCGCTCAGCACCGCGTTGGCATCGTCGACCGACTCGGCGATCACCCAATCGATCACCTTGTTGACGTAGATATGCATCGACTCCCCCCTCACCGAAACCTACGCCCCAGCGTGCGGCGCATGCCCTCGCGCGCGAACCATAGCGCCATGAGCCTGTCGCCGGTGTGCTGATCGGGCTTGTAGCTGAGCATCTCGAAGCGCAATGCAGTCAGCTCGTCGTCGATCTCCTCGCCGGTCGGGCCGCTCGGGAAGATGTACAGCTTTTGCCGAAGCTCGACCGCGATCGACTCGATGCCGAAGCTCTCATCCCACTTCGACTGGCCCGTGGTCTGATAGGGCTCGACCGGGATCTTGCGGTGCTTGCGCACGAACTGCAGCAGGAAGTCCTGCGCCGCCACGTTCTCCACGATGATGCGCGACTCGTAGCGGTAATAAGCCTCCACGATGCGGTCCATGATCTCATCGGCGGTCCAGTTGCCGCTCTCGATGTTGATCAGCTGCCGGCGCCCGTCGTCGCGCAGCGCGAGCGTGACCAGGGCGGTGCGGTCCTGCCCTTCCTTCTTGCCGACGCCGAGATCCACGCCCGTCCAGCAGCGCAATGCACGCGGGCCCGGGTACACCAGCGGGCGGCGCGTGAGGAAGGTGAGCCCGCGGCCCTGCTCGAGCGCGATGCGAATCGCGTACTCGGGAAAGCGCGAGTTGATGTCATTGGTGACCCGGCACAAGTACTTGCGCGCGAAGTCAGTCGGCAGCATGCCGTTGAGGCGCTTGAGCAGCTTCTTGAGCGGCCAGAGCTCCGACCAGACCGTGCGCCACTTGCGCGGCGGATCGTCCGGGTTGTGCACGGCGCAGAACACGCGCGAGGCAAAGCTCTTGCGCTTGGGCAGAGCGTGCAGGATGTCCCAATCAGCAAAGGGCGTTCCGACCACCCACAGCTTCGCCGAGCGCCCGGAGCGCGGATCATCCTGTGCGCGGGTCAGCACCATCACGTCAAACCAGTGGATGGTCTTGGTCGCCTGCTCGAGCGTGCCCGTGTTCTGCAGGTTCAGGATGTCGTCACAGACAATCAGGTCGAGGCGTGAGCCCGCGATCTTTGTGCCCGAGCCGTAGGCGCGAACGGTGGGGTCACGCAAAAACGGGCTGCGCTCGACTTCGATCGCGTGCGCGTTCCAATAATGACCCGGGCGCGTCGAGCGCTTGAGGTGCGGGAACACCTCGCGCAGGCGGGCGCTTTCTTCGATGTAGCGGCGAAGGACGCCCAGCACCTTGAGCGCCTGCTCTGCGCTGTCGCTGATCCACGCCGCGCGCAGGTTCGGGTTTTTCCCGATCTCGAACAGGATGCGCGCGATCAGCTGGCTGGTTTTGCCATGCTCGACGGGGGCCACCAGCACGGCCCAGTCGTTGTCCGTGAGGAAGTCCTGCCACTCGCGGTGCATCGCCGAGCAGCGGATCGGCCGCTGCGACATCTCGTCGATGAACACGTACTCGGCAAAGGCGATCGGGTCGGTGCGCGCCTTACGCAACACCAGCTCGTGGCGCGCGCGCATGCGCTTTTCGAGCTTCTTGCGCGCGCTGGTCTTGGGAGGCCGCCGCTCGGCCGGTACCGGCCGCGCAAGCTTGAGCGCCATCAGCGGCCCGCCAGCGGGTCGATGCGCCGAAGCCTGGGGTAGTCCGGGACGGTCGCCGGCGCGGCCGCAGGGGCCGGCGCAGGCGCCGCGTCGGTGACTTCTTGCTGCCACCCGGGCAGCTCGCGCAGCTCCCCGAGGGGGTTGATGCGCGCGAGCGCGGGCGGCGGCGGCGGCGCCTCGGGGTCTCGCCCGGCAGCCAGCGCGGCCGCGAGCTCGTCCTGCACCTCGTCGCCGGCCACGTCCTCGCCCTCGGTGTCGATGGCCTCTTCTTCGGCCGCCGGCGGCTGCTCGGTCTCCTCGGGCCACTCGCCGTGCAGCGCGTAGTACTCGACCTCCGCATCGCTCCGGTCATCGATGGGCGCGTCCTCGGTGACCTCGGCCGTGGTGGTGCTGCCGTCCGCCGCGGTGTGGGTGAGCTTGGTCACCCGCTGGGCGCGCGGATCGGCCAGGTCGAGCGGCGCGTATTCCTCGGCGAGGTCCCGCGGCCGCGCGCCGGGCAGGCGCTTGGTCTTGCGCTCGGTGTAGTCGCGCTCGAGCGACATGAGCAGCGCCGCGCAGGCCTTCGGGTCGCGCTTGGCGTGGCCCATCATGTAGCCGCGCAGTACCGCCAGCGTGCCGGCCAGCGCCCTATCCCACTGCTCGGCAAACTCAAGCAGCCGGCGCTGATAGCTGTTGTGCGCGGGGCGCGCGGGGCCGGGCCCCGCGGCCAGGCGGGTCGCCATGCGCCGGCCCTCGTCGAGCCACAGCTGCGCAAGCTCGGGCGACACGCCGGCCATCTCCGCGGCGGTCTCGAGCGGCAGGGACAGCTTGCGCGCGGTGATCAAGGTATCCACGTGGCGCCCATCGATAAGCGACAGCCGCCAGTCGGGCGCAGCGGCGCGCCGCCGGTCCGGTTTGGGCGAGGTGCGATCACGCCCCGATACGTGCCGTTTCGCGGCGGCGCGCCGAGGTGCGGTTCGTGGTGACGTCACGTGTCCTCTGCCGCCAGCGTGGGGCAGGCGGTGGGTGACGGAGGTCCCACACGAGATCGATCACATCGAGGTCGAGCGCGTGCGCGAGCCGCGCCAGAACTGGCAGTGTGATCGTCCCCCCGCCCTCATAGTAGCGGACTCGCACCGGATGCATGCCAGCAAGCGCACCGACCTCCTGCACGCTCAGCTCGGCCTCGAGGCGCAGTGCATGAAGGCGATCGCCCACCACGCGCGTGACGTCGCACGGGCTTACGTAGCGCTCCTGGGGCTGCCACCAGTGCGTCGACACGCGCCCAGTATCACGCGCCGTGCGTCAGAAGTCTTCGCGCCATTGAAACTCGGTCGCGCCCGCGCTCTCGGCCTGAAGCATCCCCTGCTCGAGCAGATCGAGCGCCGCCACCAGCGCCGCGCGGTCGGCCGCCGTGCGCACCAGCGCAGGCGCCGCATGCGCCGGGTCGAGCAGCGCATTGCGCGCGTGCTCAAGCCCCAGCCTGAGCCGCTCGAGGCTCACCGTGCCGGATCGCAGATCCGGCGACAGCTCCATCAGCTCGAGCGCCATGCTGGTGCGAAGCCACGTGAGGCTCGGGCCGCGCCGCTCTACGTCTGCGCCCCGGAAGGTCATGTAAATCTGCACGCCGTGTCCTCCTGCCGCGCGCGAGCGCAAGGCGGGATCAGGACTAGCGTCTGTCGCGCCCCTCGAAAAGGGCGATCGTCACCACGCGCCCCGATCGCAGGCGCACCGTCAGGCGCTTTCCGCCGAGCTCGTCGCGATCGATCATGAGCCGCTTCTTTTCCGCGAGCTGGCGCACCAAGCGCACGACCTCGAGCTCCGCCGGCAGCACGTGATCGTCGAACAGCCCGAGCTGCTTGGCCGTGTAGTAGACGGTCTTGTCGTCGTCGAAGGCGGGTTTGCAGATGGCACTCAGATCCACGAGCAACAGATCGAGCTCGCGCTTCTGCTCGGCCAGGAAGATGCGATCAACGGCGCGCACGCGGCCTCAAGGCGGGCGGCAGCTGCATACGCTGGTAGCGCGGCGGCTGGCGCGTCATGAGCTCGAGCGCCTCCTCGCGCTCGAGCAAGCGGTCGGCCGCGATCACACACACGCCGAGGCGTTGCGGCGCCACGATCCAGTGATCGCAAAAGCCGAGCACGTGCTTCCACCCATCGCCGTCGAGGAGCTTGGCCTCCTGCAGCGCGTCCTCGATGAGCTTGCGGCCGCCGGCGGTGAAGTTGCTCGGGTCGCGGCGCTTGTCGCGCTCGCACCAGACGTACGTGAAGCACGCGGGCGGCACGTGCTTGATCTGCTCGGCACCCGCGATCGTCTTGATCGTCGCCGCCCAGCGGCGCTTGAGGTCGGTGTAACCATTGGGCCGCTTGCCGCTGCGTCTCAGGGGCGCCGCGCTGATCTGCGCAGCGAGGATCTCGTTGAGCCCCGGCAGCGGGCCCGGCACGTGCAGCACCATGCGCAGCTGATAGGCCAGCGTCGGCAGGGGCAGGAGGCCCACGAGCGGCACGACCTCCGCCATGCTCAGAACCAACCGGCGAACAGGCCGACGATCAGGACCAACAGCAAGAGCCCGCCCGCGCTGCCCGAGTAGTGAATGGGGACGGTGTTGCGTCCGAAGATGGCGAGCAGAACGATCACGGCCAGCAGGGCGAGGAGGACGTTTCGGGCGTTGAGGTTCATGTCGGATCTCCGTGGTCGGGCTCGGGCTCAGGCGCTTGCTCGAGCAACAGTGCCCGTGCTCGTAGCTCCCGCACCAGTTCTTCGACAGGGAGCTTCGGGTCTCGCTGCGCGAGGTGATCGGCCGCCTCCGCCAAGAGAAACGCGGTCGAATAGGTGCTGTTCACTTCGGTTAGATCCACGCGAAACAGCCTGAGCGCGGCCGCCAGCATCGACAGCTCCGCCTCGTCGTAGCGGGCGCTGGCCCAGTCCTCGGGGCGCATGGCCATCCGCTCCTCGAGGTGCGTCATGCGCCGCTCGATGATGCGCATGTACCGCTTGCGCCGGCCGCCCCTCACGTGCCCCACGTATCTTCGCGCGGGTGGCGCAGGCTATGGCCGCGACACAGGCCCGAGGAGCCTGCGTAGTCACAGGGCGGGATCCAGGCCCTACCCTCCTTCTCCGCGCGCTCGGCGGCGCGCCGCACGTCTGCCGGCACCCTCGCCCCCGGCACGTACTGCACCAGGGGCGCGAGCTCGGCGTCAGACATCGCGAGCGCGACCGCGGCGTTGACGGCGCGGTGATACTGCTCGGGCCAGTCAAAGCGCTGGGTCACCCTCAGTACCCCCTACGCTTAGCCTGCATGTGCTGCAGCGCGAAATCCACGCTCTCGTCGACCATGGCGTGGTCGAGCCCCTCGGCGTGGTGCAGCCCCTTTTGCACGGCGCCGACGCCCTGCCGATAGCCCTCGAGGACGAGCGTCCAGAGCAGCTCCACGTCGGCCGCGGCGCGCTTTTCCTGCAGATCCCCCGGCGGCCCCCAGGCCGCATGCTGGCGCCGCACCACGCGCTCGAGCGTCACGCGCAGCGG